TCTCCAGTTATACATCTTTCAGTATTATCAATAAAATCTGAATAATTACGGAATTCTGGTGGGACATTCAAGATCCACCAAACACAGCTATCCATAAAATTTTTTAATCCATTATCCTCAGTCGTACATCCTTGACCGGATGGATTACCACTATCACGCTTATAAACTCGACCATCTATATTAACAAGAGGGGAGTGAGCTAATTGCCAGTAAATATTGTGTAAGCGTATATAACTCGCCAGGGTTCTATCCTCTGGGCACAACATTTTCCAGCGAAAGTCTCTAATTTTCTGAAAATGCAACCAACGAAATTTACCATCAAACTTAACACCATCTATTTCAATAGTGTTTTTACCTGGCCACTTTTGCATTTTAGAATTAAGGCGATGAAAACCACCACTATGGATATCTAAACCAAGTGTCATCGAATGCTTTAAACAAGAAGCTTTTAATTTCTCATTCTGTTCATGACAGAGCATATTCTGAGCGACGACATGATTAACATCCATGGCTATTATGGTGCGTATACTACCAGAATCCACTTTTTCTGTTTCACGCATTTCCTCCTTAGAACTAACAGAGCTAAGGGACTGAATAGGATTACTAGTTTCCAGCCTATCCCAATAATGGCTAAAGAATTCCAAATCTTCTTTTTCTTCAGTTAGCCAGTAGTCATCCTTCTCACGATACTTACTAGTCCAAGGAAGACCAGGACTCTTATCACCTTTTAATTTTTCAATCACTGTATCATATGTAGCAATTTTACTATTGCACATATATGGAGAGAAATGTAATTCCATCCAATCAGCAGCGACTGAATAAGCACGTTTTATTTCATCACTATATGGGTCTGGATCCCTATCATAACGCTTTAAAGATTTCTCTGCGAGCTCTACAGTTCTTGGAGTAACTTTATAGCCAATATAGTTCAAAGGATCATCACCAATAGAATATAAAAATTTTTCAACATCTTTATCATTATAATTGGGGAATTTATTCTCCGTAAACCTTTGAATAGTCCCCAACCATCTTAAATTATCACCTAGCCCAACAAGACATCCTTGCTTGGGCTTACTTATAATTTTATAGATTGATGTTGGATAGGGCTCGAGGATCGTCTCCAAGTCTCGAGCCCAATCTCTTTTAAAC